CTGCACCGCAGTCATCACCTTTAACTGGCGCTCCAAAAGCGCAAGGGTGGTTCCCACAGGAGCCTGCGCAGACATGTCACTGACCTTCATGTCAGCAGTCGCGGCAAACCGGCGACCTTCATCAACGATGGTCTGCATCAAGTTAAACAGCGTAGCGCTTGGCTCCTTGTACGGGAGTGGCAAGATATTGTCACGGATCGTGCCTGAACCAACGTCTACGTCACGGAACTCTCCGGGCGCGATTGGTGTGTCATCGCCCTTGATGCGAAGGCCACGGGTTTTAAGTCCACCGGGCAAGTTGCTGAGCGTTCCTGCATCGACAAGTTGTCGCATGAGAGAGGTAGCGGATTTAGCAAAGCCTCCGATAAGATGGAAAAGCCCGAAGCCGTAAGCTCCAAAACCTGGGATGTACTGGTAATGAACAAAATGCTGGCGCTTGAGTCTGAGGTCATCGTCTTCGTTCCAGTTGCGGCGGATTGACAGGATGTCGTTAGAGCCTTTAATCAACGTGACAACGTACGGCAACATGATGCCGGTCTCTTCGTCCGAGTCGTCCTTGTCTTCATAACCTTCAAGGTTCAAATCTACGTGGCACTCATACAACGTGTAGCGGTCGTCGTTCAAGTCACTAAAGCCGGTCTCTTTGTCCTTGGCTTTTTGAATGTCTGTCAAGTCTCTGGGTGCGTCAGGCAAATCAACGTCAAGATAGAAGCCCGCTTGCTGAAGCTTGACAATCTCGTTCTTGGTCTTGCGCATGACGTGCGTGATGCGGTAGCAAGTATCCAAATCTGTTGTGCCGTACGGCAGATACATGTCTTCCGCAGGAATAAACATCGACACCTGACGTCCCAAATTGGGATCGTAGTACACCTTCTTAAACGCAGAGCCTGTGGCCGGTAGTGACCAGAGCATGCGCTCGTGTTCAGCGCGGTACTCCGTCATGACTTCCGTCAACTCGTAATTCATGTCGTCTTCGACATTGATTGCAATCTCTTTCATCTCTGGCGTTTCTTTGCCGATGAGTTTGCTACGCACAGGCCCTTGGGCTGGGAACGTCTCAGTAATTGTCTCTGCTTGGAAGCGCACAACAGCTTCGGTAATCATGGGGTGGAACACGCCGCATGCGCCGTTCCAAGGTTCTGTTCTTTCCTCTATTTGGAGGCCAAGTAGTTTCAACCCATCAACGTAGGTTTTCTCCCAGTCCTTGCGGCCATTCTTGTCGTTGTCAATGTCAGACACCAAGTCGCCAGCCAGCGACTGCAAGGCGCTACTCTTTATGTACTCAGCCAAGTTATCACTGAAGCCTTCTTCGCCGTCGTCTTCTCCGGGTGTGATGGTGATCTCCATCCCGTCCATACCAATGGTGACTTCTTGGGGATCAACGATCTCGATCTCCAAGGGGGACTCTTGCTCACCCAGCGCGTCAATGCCCATTGGTTGTTGGTACAGCGCTTTGTCGATGTTCGTTGCCATGTGTGTTCCTAGTAATATTCGTATTTCCGGCGGTGAAAGAGAGTAAGGTCATCTTTCTCGTCCGTGTCTAAACTGATAAAGCCGCCTTGCCTAAAGCGTAGCAGCGCCTGTGTTGTCGTATCCACGTAGTCGTCGTGCTCCCCGACTGGGAACGCGGCCATCTCTTCAATCACTTCCCGTGCCCAGCGTGTGTCGGGTGCCCAGACTTTACCACTGCTGAATAAATCCGCAACAGCGTTGACACGCACCATTTTGTCGTTGCCACGGGACGGGCTGAACTCCTGCACAGGTATGCCCAACGCCCTGAGTTCCTGAATCAACGGGGCCCCTGCTGCCTTTTTCTCCACAATGAACGCATCAGGCTCCCACTCTTTGTAGTTTTTAAGTGCCACCACCTTAAGTTCAGGGAAAGCCATGCGATCTTTAAACGCATCCAGAAGGATAAGCTGGGGGGAGTCATTTTCTTCCTCGTTGTAGAAGATGCCCCACGTTGTACACGCGGAATAGTCGGAGTTGTTCTTGGTCTCAAACGCCGTATCCCATGACTGGATGATGTACTCGCACTTGGGCGGGTCGTCATGCTCCCAAATACGCCACATTTTGCGTGAGACGATGGCCGAGTTCTCGGATGTGGGCTGCTGCATGTACTGCGCGTTCCAATACCGTGGGTCAATAGATGCTTTTGTCGATTTCAGCGCCTCAAGTGACCACTGCTCTGGCCACAGGGACTTCTCGTCCTCGTCCCCGTCGTTCAAAATGGCCGGCAACTCCACAATCTCCCATGGAATAGCCTCTGGGTTCTTGGTTTGGTAGTCAATTAGGCGCCCAGTCAGGTCTAACAGAGACCAACGGGTCATCACAATGATAATCCCACCGCCCGGCATCAAACGCTGCAGTGGGCCGGTCTGGAACCAAGACCAAGCTGTATCAAACGCAAGTCTACTGTTGGACTTTACGTCCTGTTCCGAGTGAGGATCGTCAATAACGAACAAATCAGCACCACGACCAGCAAGAGCGCCCCCGACACCAGCAGCGTAGTACTGACCGCCAGCGCTTGTAGACCACTTACCGGCAGCTTTTTGGTCATCTGCCACCATTGTCTGGGGGAAAACTTCTCTGTATTCATCAGAATCGATCAAGTTACGTATGCGCCGCCCGAAATCTTCAGACAGACCCGCAGTGTGCGTGCCCATGATGATCTTCTTGTGGGGGTATTTGCCCAGAAAGTACGCGGGGAACAGGTAAGAGCTGAACTCAGACTTGCCCATACGAGGCGCAATGTTGATAATCACGCGCTTTTTCCTGCCCTCAACCACGTCCGTGAAAATTTTAGCCAGCTTCTTGTGGTGTGGGCCAATCTTAAAGCCCGGATACACCGCTTGGGCAAACCCCAGCATGTTTGTTTTGGCCGCCTGCAGTTTGGCGCGGGACTCCCGAAGCTCTAAGTCTTCAAACAACTCCATCTTTTCTTTGACGCTCATGTGCGGCAGCACCTTGGCCATGGCTTCAAGCTCCAACTTACTCAGGGTGGTGAAGTTTTCAGGCTTCATCGGTCTTTTCTTCGGTCACGTCTACAACGTCGATCACACCCATGAACCTGTTGAGCTTCTCTTTAATACGCGTCTCTAGCTCTATGTCCGACATCTGGGTTTTCTTGACCTCAATCCGTTCGGTGAACAGCGCTACTTCCGTGACCTTGCCCAACATGTCTAGCGCCTTGAGCCGGATTCTGGCGTCTGGATGTTCGACTTCATCTAATATTTTAGCCACAGCAAAACCCCGTAGCTCCTTGGCTTGCTCGACAAACGCCCAATCGTAGGCAGTAAGCATCCCAACCAAATGCTGCACTGCAGCAGGAGTCTTTAAGTTAGCTAGCGCTTGTTGCGTATTCCCCACAGGCTGGCCTGTCACGAGACTTGCAAAAGACTTACGGGCAGATTCTTGTTCTGCCTTGGACTCGATCTCTTCGTCCTCAAGCTCTAAATTCTTCAGCCACTCAGCGGTTTTGACTTTGGCGTCAATGGTCGTGGCTGGCTCTGCCTTTTCAAAAGACAGGATTTCCGCAGTGGCGTCGACCACCTCTGGATGAAACTCGCCGTTAATCAAATGTTCTAGCATTGCGTAGGGGTAGTACTGGCGTCGTACTTGTTGCCTCGTTGGTGTTAGTGTACACTTCTTTTCGGTGATGGCGCAAGTCATTGCTTCTCCTTGATGGTTTCAGTTGCCATCTTTTGCCCCGGCTCGCAAGGTTGGGGCATTTTTTTATATTGTAATGTCCAACGTTTGACATGGTACCTTGGGAATTTTTTAAAATTTTTAGGGGGTGGGGTGTTTGTGGTCAGGAATTTTAAAAATTGGCTTTGCGGGTGAGGAACAGTGTTCATGTGCGCTACGGGACTCCGCTTTCTACACGGGGGGTGGGGGATGGGTGGGGTTTCGCTATACCCAAAATGACCTATCCCAAACCCCCCATATGGATACTGAAAGTGTTGATTAGCAATAGTGCTTCCCAACAACGGGGAAAGGTTTCCCCATCCAACTAGGAGATAGTCATGTCAGTTCAAACCAATGTCAATCTGTATTGCAAGTCCAAAGTATCCAAAGCCCAAGCCATCGTTGATCTCACGAAGGAACTCAAGCGCAAGTCTCGTGAGACTGTGCGGGCAACACTCATGCCACTTGTGGGCAAGTTCTGGAGTGTGAAGCTAGTCGATGGCGAGGGCAAGGCTAAGGGTAGCAAGGTGTTCGAATCGAGTGCAGAGAACTATGAGAACGCCAAGCGTGATCTCTATGATCTTGTCGTTGGCATCTGTGGCAAGGCAAGCAGTAGCGGTAGCAAGGAGGCAGTCGCAGTTCCTAGGAAGTTACTGAGCAACATTACCTCAGAGATTATTGACGCAGGGCTAACACGTGATGAGTTCAACGCTTTGTTGACTAAGTTGCGTGATGCTGTTCAGTTTCAATAATCATAATGGGGAAAAGTTTCCCCGTTCTTCCAGATCAGCGCAAGGGCGGGGCTCTTGCGTTGTTTCATTTCTTGTCCAATGCGTTCACACGCAACCTTTCAATAATCTTAAGGAGTCCATCATGTACCAACTATTCAACCAATACCGCACCAAAGAAGTAGGCATCGTGCAAATCGGCGCACGTGAGTACCACTTGCAATACCACTACCCCAATGGCGGTAGCAACTACGTTGTCTATGTATTCAGCAAGAACCTAGCCGAGAGAGGGCGTGTGTTCAGCACCGATGAAGCAGCACTCGAATGGATAGGCAAACAGCCCACACAACTGCCCCTGTTCTCTTGAATGGGGAAAGCTTTCCCCATCACTATGATTATTGACGTCAATAATCTTGTTTTTTCACGATATCCATGTGTATTGCGTACTGGACGATCAGGTAGACACCTCGCAACCCGCATGGATATTAGCGTGGCTCAAAAAAGTGGCAATCTATCTATCTTTTTAATATATATATATATATATAGAAGTATATTTATGGGGGTGAGCTCTTTTTCTTTTGCTTGGACTTCTTTTAAAAG